GGACATGGATATTTAAGTGGTGAATGTAGGACAGGAAAAACACTTGTGGCATTATCAGTTGTTAAAAATATTAAGGCAGATAAGGTTTTAATAATTACAAAAAAGAAAGCGATCAGCAGTATAAGAAAAGACATCGATTTGATGGATTTAACAGATAAAGTTGTTGTTACAAATTTTGAGCAGTTAAAGAATTTCGAAGGTACTTCATGGAATATTGTCATCGTTGATGAGGCTCATAGTGTTGGTGCTTTTCCAAAGCCATCACAAAGGCAACAGAATATTTTGAAGTTGAGGTATGGAATAATTATTTTAATGAGTGGAACACCAAGCCCCGAAAGTTGGTCACAGTTATATCATCAATTTGCTTTGACTAATGTCTGGAATCAATATTCAAGGTATGGACGTAATGGTTTTTATAAGTGGGCTGGTGATTATGTTGAAATTAAGGATAAAAGAGTGGGAACTGGCATTGTTGTAAAAGATTATTCAGATGCCTATATAAATGTAATCAAGAGGGATATTGAGCCATTTATGGTCTATATGACGCAAAAAGAGGCTGGTTTTAGTCAGGAAATACAAGAAAAAGTACATTTAGTGAAAATGTCTAAGAGAACTTATAGGCTTGCTTTGAGGATTATTAAAACAGGTGTTATCGGTAAGGCAAAAGGAAGAAGTGTTTTAGCTGATACTGGGGTTAAGGTGATGAGCAAATTAAAGCAACTGTTTAATGGTCATGTGATAACAGAAAGACATGGCACAGTAATTTTTGACAAGAGTAAGGTGGAATATATAAAAGATACATTTAAAGGCAAGACTGCAATTATGTATTGCTACAAGGCAGAGGAAAAAATGCTTAAGAAAGTTTTTGGTGATCGAATTACTGAAGATCCAGTTGTTTTTAATAGTAATGATGATAAGGTTTTTGTCGGTCAGGTAAGAAGCAGCAGGGAGGGAGTTAATTTAAGCAGTGCAGATGATGTTGTTTTCCTGGGAATAGATTATTCTGCGTTGAGTTATTTACAGGGCAGGGAAAGAGCAAGTTATTTAGGCAGGGATCGAAGTAATAAGGTGCATTATATTTTTGCAGAAAAAAGTATAGAGCCAAAAGTTTTTGAGGTAGTACAATCAAAGGAGAACTATACGATTAATCATTATCGTGATCACAGAGCAGCAATATCAGAAGAAGCTAATCGACAGATACGAAAAAGAAGGGTGGACAGTGATCAAGTTGATTATGTGCAACAAAGCTGGATTACCTGACTTGATTTGTATGAAACCAGATGAGGTAAAGTTCATTGAGGTTAAAGGGCCAAAGGGCAGATTGAGTGAGGTGCAGAAATATAGAATTGATGAATTGAAAGAAGCTGGGTTTGATGTACAAGTAATGAAGCCTTGTTGACAGTTGTTGAAGGCAGATGTAATATGAAGTTAAATCAACCCTATTAAAATGATTAAAACTAAAGAAAAGACAATCACCGTCTCGAAGCTTTCTCATAGGTTGGGAAGGCAGGGAATTTCTTACTGCTGTGAACTTAGAGTTGGCAGAACTTGTTATGCCTCAATTGACCAAGAGGCCAGCGGTGGATGCGAAAGGATTAACTGGAATAACACCGAACATTATCTATTTATTCATCATTGGATATTAGATACTCAAAAAGATTTTTATAGACAATATGAAATTGCCTGTATTGAATATATGGTTGAATTAGGCCATACAAAGCTTCAAGATTCCTATAAGAAAAAACAAGAACTTATTAAAAGATTTAATCTTTGGGAGAAACTTGCAAAAGAAAGGCCACAAACTTATAAAGAAGCTAGACAAATACAAGAAAAACTAGGTTTCTTTGATGACATGGTAGGAACATGGACAACTATTTATGTAGAAAATAAATTAGGTGATAAATATCTATAATGAAAATTATTAAAAGACGAGGCAAGAAAAAACTTTATCGTCAGTTTCAAATGGAGTTACCTCAAACTCTTAGAGAGGAAATTGACAGAATGATAAAAGACCATATTACAACTCACGATATTTGGGATAGCGAACATTTTTGCAGTGCTTATTGGAACATCACACTTCACCTACAACCTTATGAGGAATGAAAAAACTAAAATTACTAGATACTTTCAGCGGTATAGGAGGCTTCTCTTATGCTGCTGAAAAACTTGTAGGCGGTTTTGAAACTACACAATTTGTTGAAAATGATTCATACTGTCAAAAAGTCCTCAAAAAACATTGGCCAAACGTTCCTATTCATGACGACATCAGAACCTTTACAGCAAAACCTTTTCAATATCAAGTCATTTGTGGAGGATTTCCCTGTCAAGACATATCAGTTGCAGGTCTTCAAAAAGGCATCACCAAAGAAACAAGATCGGGACTTTTCTTTGAGCTCATGCGAGTCATACGCATGGTACGACCACAATACGTTGTCTTGGAGAACGTGGCAGCGATCATTAATAGAGGGTTGGACATTGTACTCAGGGAGCTTTCCGAAGCAGGGTATGATGCAGAATGGGCAGTTATATCAGCAAGTTCTTTGGGAGCCGCTCATCGCAGATCAAGATGGTGGCTCGTTGCCTACCCCAACAGCATCGGATGTGGAGGGGGGAGTAGCAAAAGACGTACAATACAAGAACGGCCATTTTTTTCGGGAGAACAAAAAAGGAGAGAGATGGGGAGTGAAACTCAGAGATGCAGTATCAATACTTCCAACCCCAACGACAATGGATCACCTTCCGCAGAGGAGTGTTGGCTCCATGATAAAGCAAGTAACAGAACACAGAAAGGGAAGGTCAAATTTAGCCAACTTGAGGGAGGCAGTAAACCCTCAAACAGTGGAACTATTCAATCATCTTCAGAGTTTACCGACTCCTACAGCCAAGGAGTGGAAAGACGGCAGCTCACAATCAACCAAAAAATGCAAAAAACAGGATTCACTTGGCAGAGCAATACACCACACTTATCCCCAGAATGGCGATCATATGTATCTAAATCCGTGCTTTGTCGAGGAGATGATGGGTTATCCAATCGGGTGGACCGTCTTCGAGCATTAGGAAATTCCGTTGTGCCCCAGGTTGCTGCGATACCACTGCAAAGAGTGAAAGATATACATGAACAGTTGACACCTGTTGACCGTTAGTTATTATTAGAAAGCCCCTGAAACCAACCCCATGAAACACGCATTTCTCTACCTTTGCATCTTTGGCATAAGCTATTTAGCTTTTACAGCCTCATTAACGAAATCTACTCAGATTGATTGCCATACATTTAACATCGAATCTGCGTGTGAGGAGCTCGTTAAAAAATGATAAGTGAATATGAACTTGGGTTACGATTTGATGAAAAACCGAGGAAGAAGCGTCCAACCCCTGATCGCTCCGACCTCGGCAACCTAATCTTAACTATGACCGATAAAGAAATCTTTAATACATTTGCTTCTGTTATTGATTCACCAACTGCAAGTCCATT